CACGCTTTATTTTGACGAATTTGAAATCGCATACAAAGACAGAACTGCATTTTTTGCCTACGCTGCAAAAACATGGAATCAGCGCTACCGCTAGACCTTTTTAAATATCCTATGTTAATTACAACATAGGATATTTTTATATGCGCTTTGATGAAATATTGTCTGAATCCGTTATTGATGATTGGGACGAAGAAAAATATCATGCGCTACCTAGCGGTATCGCTTAATAACTTTCTTACCAAAAGGCCGAAAACGCACACAACCCGGGACGCCATTATATCTTTGTGAATGGCTTGATTATCTACCCTATTACATCGTTGAATAAAATTAAACCCCATGGGATTTGCCCACGGGGTTTCTTGGTGCGTGTGTTTGTTATTCGCTAGGGGTATTGATGTTTGCGCCGCTCGGCTCAAACTTCACGCCGCTTTCAAAATCGCATTCGAGCAGCTTGAAGGCATCATCATTACCATAGCTCAGTTTCAGCTTGGTCGTGCCACCACCCAGTTTCTGAATGCGGGTGCGGATGAAGGATTTAACCGTATTCAAATCCCCGGATTGAGTACCTGCCACCCCGGCAATGGTCACGGCTGCATGATACTTGCCGTCGGGCGCTTTGCCGATTTTGATAATATCGCGGGAGCGGCTGTTGCCTACCAAGTAACCAGCATCGCCTGCCAGCGGTTGATTAAACCAGTAATTGTTGCTGTAATCGGTAGCTTCATTCAGATGCTTGGCATCGATTGGCAGCTCTGGCACGGCAATGTTGGCAGTGCTAGTCGTTACATCCTCAGACAAACCAAAGGCCTTGCGGAAACGGCGGGCTTTGCGTGATTTGCGGGCTACGCGGATTTTCAGGGCTGCGCCTTGGCTGCGCTTGCTGATAACCATTTTGCGCTTGGCCACGCGCTGCTTGGCCAACTCAGTACCGCCAATTTTCACGCAGGTAGTTCCGTTCCATTTGAAGCCTTTGCGACATTGCATCTTGATTCGTTTCTTGCCTTGGGCATTGACTTTGATACGGCGCTTCACTTCGTTCAGCTCGTAATCATCTTCCATTTCTAAGCCGTAAACAACGTCTTCTTCATTGAGGTAAACGATTACCACATACTCAAAGCCAACATCATCTTCAATGTCTTCGATATCGACATCTGATTCAACAGTCGCGCCGTCGGCTTTCTCGTAAACCAGTACGTCATAGCTGTACACGGCATCGGTAGCATCCAAGTAATCGCAGAAATCGAAGACTTGGTCTTTCTTGCGAAATGAAATATCAAACACGCCGTCTTCATACTCGCCGTCACCGCCAAACTGGCGGGCGACGTTGATGATTTCAATCACGGCATTAGCTTCAGATTGGTCAACGGCTTCTTCGTTGATTTTCTGTGCCAACACATTGTTGAAGTGGTCAAGCAGGGCGGCTTCGGCCTTTTCCCTTTCGGGATTTTCATTACCGAGATATTCGATTGCTTCAAGTAGTTTCATCGTGGTCTCCAAAGAAAACAGGTTCATCTTGATTATTTATGGCGCGCCCCTTTTCATCTTCGACTTCGCCCAACAGGGTTTCGATTTCATCGTCGGTCATATGCATGATATTGGATAACGCCCAGCGCTGGCTAAACATCTCGCCAATCATGCTTGATACGCTGTTCAATGTACCGATACGCGCTTCAAGGATTTCTGTTTTCTTCATTTCCACGAAGTTATTATCTTCGGCATAAATCCATTGGATGTCTCGCTTGATGCCCGGCCAGTCTTCCATGCTGATAACCTTGCGCAATACCAGTTCGGTTTTCAACACATCTTCGACGACAAGGATAAAGCGGGCGCGCAATGCCTGAATGAATTTTTGGAAGCGGTATTCATCCCTTGTGATTTCGGTAATGCGTCCTGTGCTGAATACGGATTGTTCGGCTTGGAAGCGGCTGCGAGGAATGTTTAGGCTGCGATAGAAAACATCTCGGCAATACTCAACATCTTCAATCACGCCCGTGTTTTGCCCGCCGGGCAATGTTGATACTTCGGTGCTCCGGCCATTGCTTCTACGGGGTAGCCAAATATCTTCAAGCATAGAATTGATATTGCGCTTGTCGATAGTATCGCCCGTCTTGGTATCGTACACCATCTTGTTCTTGAACTTGTTAATCAAGTCCTGCATGTACTTCTCGGCACGGCTTCTTGGCAAGTCGGCAATATCAATATAAAACACACGGCGTTCGGGAGCTCGGACTACCCGGTAAATCACCATGGCGCTTTCCATCATCTTCATATTGTTATAGGGCACAATGGCCTTGTGCAGATGGCCTATGATGTAATTACCGTCATCTGATACCAAGCCGCTGTCGGTATAGGCAATCGCTTCTTCTTGGAAAATGGCAGCCTTGCGTTCTTTCTGCCATTGCAGGGTCGTCAAAGTTTGAAAGTCTTTGCCCCATAATTGCGGCTTTTGACTGTTGGGCACATAGACATACTTGATTTCTTCTTTACCCAAATCAACAAAACCGTCGTTAGTCACCTTCGTGCCGCGCAATCGGCGGATATTAAGCGGGTCAATCTGCTGCAGCTTGATAATCTTCGTCTTGTCTTCAGAAACCACCTTATGCAAGAACAAGCGACTGTCTACATACCACGAACGGAACAGGTTTTTGCCAGTACCGTCGAAGTCGAAGAGGTCATGGTAAACGTAGTGGAAGGCTTCCTTAATCTTGTCTTGCAAGGAAACGGTTAGCTTCGAGTTCTCGTGGAACTGTATCGACATTGCCATTTCAGCACCGTCGACATTAAAGGTTTCGTTGATGATTTCCTGCACGGCCTCGGATACTTCGGCTGATAGAGCAATGCTGCGATAGCGGGCAATCGCATCCGCTTCAGTCTGTGGCAGGTTGGCAATATCGTGGCGGATGATGTTGAAGTCGACAATGTTTTGCGACCCTACATCATCATAACTCGCCGTGCCGTCAGGCATGGTATCGACAGTAATCGCCGTATCGCGTTCGATAGGGTCAACCGGATTGCCGAATAATTTGGTAAACCAAGACATAGTAATTGTATCCTATGGGTTATTCGTGCCACTATTTACACGGTGGCAAAGATGAATGATTCGCCTAGTCGGCGTAATGTGCTGTCGACTGCCCTTGTGGCAATGGCAGGTTGTTCGCCTTTACCACCGTTATGGCCTGAACCGCCTTCAATCTGTTTTTGCGGGGCGGTAGTCGGAGCAGGCACAATGACTGGCTTGGGATTGGCCTGCTGTTGCTGAACAGCCTTCTCGGTCGCCGTTTCCTGTTTGGCGCTTTCGGTTAATGTCGGCGTCATCGGGTTGGCTGCAGGTTCGGCAGTCATGGTTGATGCCGGGGCTGGCTTCATGCTTTCTTGTGGTTGAGTCGGCGCTTCAGGCTGGATAGTCGGCTCTGCCGTTATTTCCCTCTGCAGGGTAGGCGATATAGCGGGCTTGCCGTCTAATGTCGGTATAGCGGCTGCCTGCTTCACGGCATCGTCGAGCTTTCTTTGGGCATCCTGCTTGATGGTAGGCGCAGGATTAAGGCCTTTCGCTTCTTCAGGATGCAGCCAGTCGTAAATCTTCGTGCCAAGGCTGGCGTCCTTGTCACCTGTAATGGCTTGAACGCCTTTGTCGGTCAAGTTGCTAATCCAGTTTGAAGCATCTTCGCCACGGGCAGCCTTGTAGGCAGCGTAAAGGCCAGTACCGCCAAACACCAAAGCGGCAGTACCTGCAGCAATCGGAGCAGCTCCTAGGCTGCCTATTGCACCCACGGCATTGCTGCCCATCGTACCCAGCATCGGTAAAGCCCTTGCGCCCATCCCCAATGCGCCACGGCCTAGACCTACCGCTTTTGAACCCAATCCTGTTGCCCCTGCCTTCAATGCGCCTGCGCCTGAAGCCAGTAACGGCAATGCCCTAGCGCCAACAGTCCTCAAGGCCGTGCCTGAAGTACGCAAGCCTGTAGAAGCCAAAGAAGCGGCTCGGGCTGCATATTGGCGGGATACCCTGCTTGCCAAGCGCCCTGCTGCGCGTGTACGGCGGTTGGCACGTTGAACAGCCCGTTGCATGCCTTGGATGCTTCGACCCATCCTAACGCGCCCAAAGCGCCTTTCTCGGCGGGCAAACCTTCTTGCTCTATCTCGAAGTGTGCCACGGCCTTGTGTCATTTCTCGGATAAAGCGACGGCCACGGCCTTCTTTGCGCTCATCGGCTTTCTGTTCGGTTTTGTCTTTCTGCTGCTCGGCCAGTATCTTTTCAAGGATAGTGGCAACCTTTTCCATCTGCCTGCGCTGCTTAACCTGTTCTTCATCAGATTTGGCCACAAGCGGCTTAGGGTTGGATACTTGGCGAATGGTATCAATCTGCTTATCCGCTGCAGTCTTCACGCTCTCGCGTTGGAAGCGCTCAATCTTGGCCTTCTCGGTACTGGAAGGCTTGGCATCGGGTTGATTGGTATTAGCGGTTTCCCGGATGATTGACGCGGTTTTGTTTAATCCACCCGTAATATGGCTGTCAAGGCGGGTAATACCATCATCAATATCAACAAGCTTTTGATGGATGCGGTCGTCAGACATCTGCCTAGCGGTATTGCCATCTACTGTGGCGCTAGGGGCTGGCTGCGCAGTTTGTGTTGATTGCTTAGGCTGCTCTTCCTTAACCGCTTCTTCTTTCTTCTCTGCTTCGGGCTTGTCCTTAGCTTCGCCTTTCTGCTTTGGTTTAGCGGTAAGGTGGCGCCACGTATCAGTAGCACCCTTCTCGATAGATTGGCCAAGGCGTGAGTTCTCTGTGCCATAGCCCCATAACGCATGTAGGCTAAGACGCTCTTTCACATCTTCTTTTACTTTTTTAGTCAGCAATCCCAAGCGGCTGCGCTTCTTGAACGTACCGTCTTTATTGCGCCTGGGCGTCGCATCCTTCTTACCGCCAAACAAACTCATTTGGTTTCATCCTTCCAAGCGGCAAACATTATCAGATACATTTTCAGCTCCAAATACGGCATGGCATCTATTTCAGACGGGGGTAAGCCGTATTTGTGCGAAAGTAGGAAAACGCGCTTGTGCCACTCTGTCAAGCCGTTCATGTCAAAAATCATGCGAAAAAACTGTAAAGCCCCTGCAGGGTAAAGCGCTCGGTATGTTTGCATTTCGGGCAAGTAATTTCCCTTGACCAATATACTTCCGGCATATTGTCGATAAAATCGGTAATCTGTTCCGCCGCTTCCTGTGGCAAGGCTTCTAAGAAATCCAATACTTCTTCAAGGCTGGCATCGACCAAAGGTTCATAAACGCCTTCCTTGTCAAAAATGGATTCGATACAGTCAATCACAATGGCGTCATCGTCGGCAGCATCGTCTTGATGAATAAACCATGCGCCGAAAGGCGGATATTTCAGTTTGATACCAACCCCGTCGCCAAGGTCGACGATATTGCTAATCGGATTTTCGGTTACAGTAACATCGGCAATCACGACAGGCAGGTTGAAACTGGTATCGCAAGGCTTGCCGTCTTTATCAGGCTCGGTGCATCGCATCTGTATAGTAATGGCGTTTTCGCTGCTCTTGGCATACAGGCGCAAGAATAACGATTCAACGTCGACAAACGATAACTTGGTTACGTCTGTGCCGTCGGTAACACAGCGGGTCAAGACTTCCAGTACCGTGTTGGCAATGGCTGACACATCTTCAAAAGCCACAATGGTCAGTAATGCCTTGTATTCGCCTGCCAGTAAGGGTCTGAACTTAATTTCGCGTTTGCTATCCGGTAGGGTATAGCTGTAGATTGGGGTGTTGAGTTTGGGAAGAGCCATAATCAATTTTCCTTATAGGTTTGTATGCCATTATTTAGGCTGCAGAAATGAAAAATCCCCTTGGGTAAGGGGATTGTATTACTCTAGCATGCCATCGCAATCTGTGGCGATTGTGAAG